ACAGTTGTTGATGTAGCACTTGTATCACCATCTAATATATTTACTTCTGCTGTGGTTACAGTAAGACCATCAAGAACTTCTAATTCTGTTTCAGATATACCTGCACTACCAATTGTAATTGTGCCTGATATGTCTACGTTACCATTTATATCTATTGTTGTCGCAGCTAATTGTATTTCAGTATCTGCTACTAAATCTAATTGTCCGTCTGTAGTGGAACTGATGTGTATAGCTGTATCTCTGAATTGTATCTTCTCTGTAGAAGCAATAAGTATGTCATCACTAAATTCAAAATAGTCCTCGTCTTCTTTCCATGTTAATATGCCATCATTTGATTCACCATCAAATGTTACTGCTATATCTGTACCTGCAGTGCCATCACCTATTGTGATTGCAGTTCCAAGTAACTTAGTAATAGGACCACCTTCTGCAGTTGTACCATCGTGAGTGTGTCCTGTGCTTGATGCAAAGGCTGCTAATAACTGATTAAACTCATCATTGGTATGAGCAGCAGTTATTGTATCTCCATCACTATAAGATGATTGTCTAGTGTATGTAGCTCCCATTTATCTTCTTGCTCCTACTTGATATTCTAACTGAAATCCTTTTAATGAGTATGGTGCAGTAGAACCACCATCGTTAACTCTAAGTGCGACTGCAAAGCCTGACCCTTCTACGGATTGTCTTACTAATGGTTGTGATGCACCACCATATGTTCCAAAACTAGTAGAACTACTACCATATGTTGTAGTTCCATATATCGCAGCTATGTCACCTGAATCTAATTCATAAGCTGCAGGTCTTGCAGAATCTTTCGCTTCATAGTCATATCTTAAAAATAAATCTGCATCTATTGTTGACTCAGGTGCAAAGTTTACAATAACACGTTGCATATGTTTACGTATACCTGCATCACCAAATGTTAAATCAGGACCTCTATATTTACCTAATATAGCAGTTCCATCAAAGTCATTGCCTGATTCTTGTCTATATACATAACCACCACTAAATGCACCATGTAAAGCTATCACATCCCCTGCAGATACAAAGGTATCCGTTGACGCAGGTTTTATACCTCTTAACTCTGCAAACTCAAAGGTTTGTCCTTTCAACACACATATAACACCTTTAGTTGCATTTTCACCTGTTCCATCTTTTGTAAAGAATATTCTATACTGTGTCTTGTCAGGTATAACTATTGAGTCAAACTCAGATGCACTAGATAAGTTTTCATCAAACAAACTCTGCACGTTAGAACTTATAGTTCCTAATTCAACGTCACCAATTCTTGCAGTACCTGCGATTGTACGTAATCCGTCAGGTCCTAAGAATATTAGGTCACCTGCAAATTCTTGGATTGTATCTCCATTGATACATCCTATATCTCTTGTTACTGCAGTTATTGCAAAATTACTAGTTGACGTTCCTGATAATTTAAATATTCTACTTTGACAAAATATAAATAAGTCTTCACGGAAAACTTTAAGTCCTGTTATTTCATCGTCAACTTTAATGCTTCCTGCACCACTAGCAGTGACAAAGCTATCCTCATCAAAAGGCACACTAAATACTAACTCTTGTTTAGCACTTGACATACCTGCATAAAACATATGTTCTTTAAATGCTACAACAAACTTAGCACCTGTTACTGCAGTGCTTACCTCTCCACCACCACCTGAAGACACATCTGTTGCACTAAATGATGTATTAAATACTGTGGGTGCATTTGTTCCGTCTACTACGATTAACTTATCATTACCATCAAAGTTAAATCTTTCAAATCTATATTTACCTGCATTTGTTCTGCCACTATCTATTGTTGTCCATGAAGAACCTGCAGGGTCTGCAGTAAATATATTTGTTCCTCTTGCTGCTACAACTTTACTTGCAAAAGTAGCCACCATCAAAACTTTTTCTGATTCTGAAGATGTTTGAGGAACTACTGCAGATACATACTTACTAAATCCATTGATTCGTCTATAGCCACCTGCTATGTCAGGCTCAAAGTTTTGTAGTTCTAATGCTTCACCCGGTTTCATCATGAAGGTAGAACGATTAAGAACTAACCCACCTTCACAGTTAAATGCTACAGGTTGTACTTGTGAAGAGTCAGGCATTTAATTCACCCTAATACTTAAATCTGCTGTGCTTGTGTATCCTATTTTAGGTATAAATGTTGATCTTACATATTCAAATCTATTAACTAGTAATGTCTGCATATTTTTTATACCTTGCTCAAATCTTTGAAAATTTAACTGATATTGATTTGTTTCACCTCTGTACTGATAAACAAAAGCAGTTGCTCCATCTACTATGACAGCGGCAAATCTATCAGGTATTGTTGTTGTATCACTGTGAGCAGACATATCCGTTGGAAAAGAAAAAAAATCATATTTTAAACTAAAACCTTTTGTTGGAAAAGGATATAATAAAAAGTTATTGTCAGGTGTTCTTGCTACATATTGTGGAACACCCCCTGATTCAAACTGTGCAACTTGTGTATCATCACTATGAGCCGCTGCTGTGGTATCATTAGCACCTCTTGTAGCACCTGTAAATGTAGTAGAGGATGTGCCTGTGTAAGTTATCTGTTCATTACCTATGAATATAGTTCCTGTAGAATCAAATCCTGTTGTGCTATTAACTGTAATAGTCGTTGCAGAATCTGTTAATGAACCATCTAAATTAGTAGTTGTTATTTCATCTTCTTGCGTAATGTAACTGTTTACGTAGTCATTATAATTTATTACAAATAATCTACCACCACTTGAGCCTAAGTCTGAATCCTTAACTAATCTAAATGTGTTATAGTCTACTGTCTTTGCAGTAGTAGGTATTGAATATCTAACTGTTCCTGCAACTAATGTTTCTGTTTTTGTTGAATGATTAAAAGGATACTGAAATTCTTTTTGATTAATATATCTAATAGATTCATTGACTGCATTTTGAGCCTGAACCTGTATTCCTCTAGCACTAGAAAAGTTACTTGAAGTTAATTGTACTTCATTTAGTCTTGCTAAAACTTTATTAGTATATGTTAAGTAACTTTCTGCCATGTATAATTCCTAAAAGTGTAGAGGAGCAAGTTGCCCTGCTCCCCTAGAAAAGTTTAAGCTAATTGGTCTCTATCGACCTCATCAGGCTTATCATCCAATCCATGACCTGCTAAATCAATAACAGTTGCATAGACTCTGAGTCTACCTGTAGCTGGAGCCGCACCTGCAATCTTACAGTCAATAGTGTCTGTAGTAGTTACAAACTGAGTGTAAGTTGAAGCTGCACTTCCTACGACAGTGTTAGTCTGACCATTAGTTCCTGCTGCACAAAAACCTGTAGAGGTTATATCTGCACCATCAATAATGTCATCACCTGCTGCGAAGTCCATGTCAAGAGTACAACTTGAAGTAAATGCTTTCATTACTTCTGCACCTGCATTCAAGACTAAAGTATTCGCAGGAATTTCTAACACCTGAAAGATGTCTCCATCTGAGAAGCTACCACCTGCTGCTACTAACGCATCAATATCAAGGTAAGCCTCAATATTTCTCATCACGTTAGTATTCTTAGATGATGGCATAGCCACGATAGAGTCAGAAGATACACCAGTGGTATCTTTAGAAGTTAAATCAAAAGTTGCCATTTATATCTCCCTTATCCTACGTTATACTTAGCAGTTACGATTGCTTCAGGTCGAAGAATCTTTCTGCCATACATATGCATACCACGAACAATATCAGCAAAAGAGTCAGGGTCTCTGTATGTCTCTGTCTTGTTGATTTGCTCTGCAGTTGCTACTGCTGAACTATGTCCTGCAACGATG